CTGCGTGAGAAGGCTAAAGGATTGAAGGCTTGGGAGATAGTCGGAGGATGCGATCAGATAATTGCTTTTCATTCTGCGGTGTCAATCGTTGAAGCCAAAGCTATGCTGGACAAGGAGAAACCATAATGGCTGCATGGTTAATAGCTGCGATGGGGCTGGTCTATCTGTTTGTATCGGTTGACCTGTTGCTAAAAGGTAACACGGGGCTAGGGATTGCTTTCATTGGCTATGCCTTGGGCAATGTAGGGTTAACCATGGAGGCGATGAAGTGATAAATTTCTTGCTTTTGATGTTGTTTTCTGTTATCTTCGGCCTTTGGCGAGCTTATTTGGAGCAAGACGATGACTAGAGTATCAGGTGTCCCTTATGAGGTAGACCTACCAATGACCAAGGCAAGCGTGTCTGATCAGTTTGGTAGCGTGGAGGAATTGATAGCAGAACTAGAAAGAGAGAACTTTATGCTCAGGGCTAGGGTTCAGAGACTAGAGGAGGAACTAGCCAATGCCTCTAGGAAGCCATAGGAAGGCCTGTATTGGCTTGCTAGGGGTTGGTGTAGGGCTAGGTATGGACAAGCCTATTTCAGAGGCTTAGAAGGGATTTTTATGAGATGTTTAAGTTGTAACGAAAACCTGACAGATTTTGAGTCAACTAGGCGGTATGCTTCAACTGATGAGTTTCTTGACCTTTGCAATCGTTGCTTTGTAAGTGTTAGTGATGACTTACATACTCTTGAGCGAGGTGACTTAGCTCATGATGAGGACATTGCAGAGCATGAAGATATTCATCACTGTGGATTAGACATTGACAGGGACTACTAAATATGATACAATCTCTATATAGACTTATTAAGAATCTAAATAGTATCTATTACATTATTATAAAGAAATAATTATAAATATATTTTTAATTACTTTATAAAGGAACTATGTAATGTATGACGACCAAGAAAGATTTATCGCTGAGACAGGCGAAGAAGCTCATTATTGGTTTGCTTTGTCTGCCTTTACCGACCTGTCCATAGAGCATGGCCTGGACAAGGTGTTGCAAGATATGGTTGAATTAAGACTCAAACGACTGGAGAGAATCAATGGGTGAGCAATTACGATCACATCAACCATGTAACGATTGTGGTAGCAGTGATGCACTGACCTACTACGACTGGGGCAGTATGTGTTTTAAGTGTGGCAAGACTAGGCGTAACGGCAAAGGTGACGGAGTGGTTCAAACACTAACGAAAGTGAGCACGAGGTTGAGCAATGTCCATGAACTACAATACGAGTCAATCAAGGAAAGAAGTCTTACACGGGACACTTGTCTCGAATATGGCATTGGCATTAAAAACGGTAGCTATTATTTTCCTTACTACTCTGGCGATGATTTGGTAGCATTTAAGAAGCGACAGATTGCTGATAAGCGATTCAGTATCGAAGGCGATTGGAACAAAGGAACTCTGTTTGGACAACAATTATTTGCCAAAGGAGGCAAGTATGTCACGATTACCGAGGGAGAGTTTGATGCTGCGGCAGCGTATCAGATGCTTGGTTCTAAGTATCCTGTGGTTTCTGTTAGGAATGGTGCAGGTAACGCAGCACAAGATATCAAGAATAATTATGAGTGGCTCGACAGCTTCGAGAATGTTGTCATCTGTTTCGACAACGATGATGCGGGTCGAGTTGCTGCTACACAAGTCGCTGAGATCCTTGGAACTAAAGCCAAGATATTTAAAGGAACCAAAGACTATAAAGATGCCTGCGAATTCGCTCAAGAAAACAAGGTAGCAGAGTTTGTAAATCTTTGGTGGAAGGCAGAGCGTTACACGCCTGATGGCATCATTGATGGCTCTGTCTTGTGGGACTTGGTGAACCAACCTGTTGAGACTGCCAAGGTTCAGTATCCCTTTGCAGGACTAAATGACCTCACCTACGGCATCAGAGAAGGCGAACTGGTTACAATCACTGCAGGCTCTGGTCTAGGCAAGTCACAGTTTCTGCGAGAGATTGTGTTTCATATTCTGAATAACACCACTGAAGAGAACATTGGATTGTTGTTCTTGGAAGAGTCTGTCAAGAGAACTGCAAAGAGCATCATGAGTCTTGCAGCCAATAAACCATTGCATCTACCTGATGTGGAGGCCACTCAAGATGAACTTCGTGATGCGTTTGATTCTACACTTGGCACAGGTCGTGTCTACCTTTTCGATCACTTCGGGTCTACTGCTATCGATAATATTATTAATCGTGTGCGCTTTATGGCTAAGGCACTGGATTGTCGTTATGTTTTCCTAGACCATGTGTCGATTGTTGTCTCAGCCCAGGAGAATGGTGACGAGCGCAAGGCACTGGATGAAATCATGACCAAGCTGCGAATGATTGTGCAAGAGACTGGCATTGCTTTATTCTGTGTCTCACATCTGAAGCGTCCTGACGGCAAGGGACACGAGGAAGGAGCAAGCACCTCTCTGTCTGCACTACGAGGCTCAGGTTCGATTGGTCAGTTGTCTGACATGGTGCTAGGTCTAGAGCGTAACGGACAGGCTGAGGACTTGAAAGAGCGTCACACAACACGAGTCAGGGTTTTGAAGAATCGCTTCAGTGGATTGACTGGCCCTGCCTGTGGACTGTACTACGACAGGGTTACTGGACGCATGACTGAGACTGTGGTGGAGGAACTATGAGTCATCCTGACCAATTCTTTGGTGATAAGACCTACTCACAGTTTGGAGAGGACCTTATCCTACTGAATGTATTTTGTAAGTTAGGCATCAAGAAAGGGAAGTACTTCGATGTAGGCGCACATCATCCATTTAACATCAGCAACACTGCGCTGCTGTATGAGCGTGGCTGGAGAGGCGTATGCGTAGAGGCTAACCCGAACCACATCCTTGCCTTTGAAGACGCTAGACCAGAGGATAATATCTTGAATGTTGGGGTTGGCTGCTCAGTTGGAACTGCGCCTTTCTACATGATTGATGCTTTCTCAGGTAGGAACAGTTTTGATTTTAAGAAAGTGTCTGAGTTTGTAGATAAGTACAGACATTTTAGTATTCGTGAAGTCAAAGAGATTCCAGTTGTAACAATCGACAGTCTGTTTAGTAGTTTGTATGTCCCTGATTTATTGTGTATTGACATCGAAGGCTTGGACTATTCGGTGCTCTACACAATGCAAGCAAGACCAAAAGTTATCTGCGTGGAGAATGAGGGACGCATCCAGGACTTTGATGACTTGCTAAAAGGTCTAGGATATGGTAAAATATTTAACACAGTAGCAAATGGAATCTACATACATGAGAGTAGCACTTGATATAGAAACTAACACCAAGCACGACAGAATCTGGTGTTGCTGCACCTATGATTTAGATACAAAGGAAGTTAAGACATGGACAGAAGCAGGAAGTTTTCGACAGTTTATTCAGAAGGCAACACTGATAGTAGCTCACAACGGGATTTGCTTCGACTTTCCAGTACTGAACAGGGTCTGGAAGACTACGATCAAGATACCCCAAGTACGGGATACACTGGTTATGTCAAGACTATCAAATCCGACCAGAGACAAGGGACACAGCCTTGGGAACCTCGCAGGTCTAGTAGGAAGGGCCAAGAAGGAGTTCGAAGATTTCGATGGAGGCTTAACAGAAGTAATGGTTGAGTACTGCCAGGAAGATGTGACAATCTGTGGTGAGTTGTATCACTACCTGCTCAGGGAGTTGAAGGGCTTTGAAGAGACTTCAATTGAGTTGGAGCATCAGGTTCAGGCAGTGATAGCAAAGCAGGAAAGGCATGGATTTAAACTTGATACGGTCAAGGCTATGTGCCTGCTTGGTCAGTGGAAGCGCAGACTGTCTGACATTGAGGAGGACTTGCAGTCTGTCTTTCCTCCGATTGTTACTCAGCGCATCAGCGAAAAGACTGGTAAGCAGTTGAAGGACGATGTAGAAGTGTTCAATCCAGGCTCACGGCAACAGATTGCTAAGAGGCTGATTGAGAAGGGATGGAAGCCTACTAAGTACACTGAGAAAGGACAGGTGATTGTCGATGAATCAGTCTTGGATGGAGTTGATATACCAGAAGCAAAGCTCATTGCCGAGTACTTACTGCTTCAGAAACGGGTGGCTCAGGTTGAATCATGGCTTAAGTTTGTATCTGACGAGCACAGGGTTCACGGTAAGGTCATCACCAACGGAGCAGTAACAGGACGCATGACGCACCACAGCCCTAACATGGCACAGGTCCCTAGTAGTTCAAGCCCTTGGGGCCAAGAGTGCAGGGATTGCTGGACAGTAGACGAAGGTAAGGTATTGGTTGGTGCTGATGCCTCATCGTTAGAATTAAGAATGCTTGCACATTACATGAAGGATGCACAGTATGCTAAAGAAATCGTTGAAGGTGATATCCACACCAAAAACCAAGTTGCGGCAGGTCTTCAGACTAGAGCGCAAGCAAAGACATTCATCTACGCTTTACTATACGGGGCAGGACCTGCCAAGATCGGGAAGATTGTTGGTGGTTCGGCGAAGGAAGGACAAGAACTCATCAGCAATTTTCTTCGTAACACGCCAGCCCTCAAACGCCTTAGAGAAAAAGTTGAAAGTTTATCAGAGAAAGGGACGATTCCAGGTCTTGACGGTAGGCAATTACAGGTTCGCTCCGCACACGCAGCACTTAACACGCTACTCCAGAGTGCTGGTGCGATAGTGATGAAGCAGGCTCTTGTCATCTTGGATCAGAGGATTAAGAAGTTGTCTCTGAAAGCAAATTTCGTAGCCAATGTGCATGACGAGTGGCAAATAGAGTGCTCAGAGGAAGACGCAGATTTAGTAGGTGATTTAGCAGTAAGCAGTATCAAGCAAGCTGGTGTTAAACTGGGACTACGATGCCCATTAGATGGTGAATACAAGAAAGGTAAAACATGGGCAAACACCCACTAGACAAAGACGATGAATTCTGGGATGATATGGAAGATGTCGTATTCCTGTGCATAAAGAAGGACAGAACAGTTAGCATGAAGACATCTGTCTCAGACATGGAAGACCTAAAGTCTATCTTTAGCACAGCCTTTATGATGGCTCTGTTTCACGATATGAAATCATCACCAAAGGATGTTGACAAACTCCACTGATGTGCTATAATATTTATGTAGTCTTTTAAAAAGGAGAAGTGAATGGAAGTGAAACCAGTAAAAGTGCAAGCAGAAATTATGTGGGCATTCCTGGATACACCTAACGAGTTGTCAGGCAAGTATCAGGTAGACCTGTGTAATCTAAGCGACAGCGCAGTTGATGTGCTGAAGACGATGGGAATTAATGTACGCACCAAAGAAGGACAGCCTGAGAAGGGACGATTCATCACTGCTAAGTCTTCGAATTTCCCAATCAAGACTACCGACCTTGATGGTAATCCGATTACTGCAAAGGTAGGTAACGGCAGTAAAGGTGTGGCATTAATTAAACCATATCAGTATCCCGCTGGTAAGGGTTACAAGAGTGGTGTAATGGCCTGTATCGACAAGTTAGTTGTTACTGATTTAGTAGTGTATGACAAGTCCGATGCAGTTACAGTTGATAGTGATGTTCTTTAATAGGAGAAAGTATGTACATTGTAAAACTCAATAACCGTAAGTTGTCTCTCAAGTTGTTTGCTAAAGGCTTTAAGTCGTATGACCTTGCTCGTAACACGCTGCGTAAGTATCTTCGCACTAAAGGTCTAAGCCGTAACATCAACCAACATGGCTATGCCATTGAGAGGATCTAACTATGGCTGAGGCAAAGAAAGCAGTAGCAACAAACCCCAAGATGTCTTTCATGGTATCGCCTGTAGAGTCATCGTTTGAGGTTAGCAATCCAGGTCTCAGTGTCCTTGGTTGGGATGAAACATTTCGCTTCTCAGTTAGAGCAGATGGTTCTGTCACAATCAACGATAATGAGTTCAGCAGCAAGAAGCAAGCTGCTCAGGCTTTAGAAGCAATGGCAACATTCCTGAAGAAGTAAATGCTTGCACTGATTGACGCTGACATCGTTTGCTATCGTATCGGATTCGCTTCTCAGGATGTGAGCGATAAAATCTGCGTGGCACGAACAGCCGAGTTCATGGAGGAGTTAGTGATGAAGCCTTGGGTAGGTGATTACCAAGGTTATCTCACTGGCTCCAACAACTTCAGGAAAGAGGTAGCGGTAACAGCCCCGTACAAAGGTAATCGTACAGCGGATAAGCCAATCCATTA